GCACTTCCATCTTGCAAGAGAAGCCGCCTTACGGGTAGGCTTTCCCTTTTCGTCTTTCATTGGGCCGGGCATACCGCTCATGCGGGCGCAGAACGAGTCTTTGCGGGCACCGCCTTGAGGTTGCGGGGCTTTGAGGTTACTGCCCGTTGCAGCGTTGTACTTGGCGCGGCCTTTGGCCGTCAACCCAGCCCCTTTGGAGGCGGGCAGCTTTTCGCCACGGCCAACCGCAAGGGACGGACCTTTTTTCTTTGGGGCTGCTGCCTTAGCCATAGCACACCGTAACACCAAGAGGCACCACCGAAGTGGCTGTGTACCAGACGCCGTTAGGGAACAAAATCCCCTCTCCGGGCAAGATCACGTTGGTCATGTTGGAGTTAGACCCAGTGTCCAACTCGAGCAAAATGTTGCCGCCAGATGCGTCCAAAAATCGAGCCGTGCCTGCGCCAGCGCCACCAGTGATAATCACAGATTTAATGCGAGCTCGGCCTGAAATTAAAGCCTGATTAGTCTGTGCGCCACCAGTGCGTACAGCTTTTACGTCAGTTTGCATCATAATCAATCTCCTGTTAAACGGGGGCCGAAGCCCCCGAGATCAATTAAGCAGACGCTGGGAACTGAGCGCCGTTGGAGTTGGCTACAGTGTAGATGACGGTGTACTGGACCGTGCCAGCAGTGACCGCAGCAACGGTTGGGGTCATTGTGGCAACGACTCTGACGTCCACCGGGCCAACACCAATGCCGCTGGGTGATGCGGTAGACGCCACACCGGCCCATGCCTCCAGCTTGGTGGCTGCGTTACTGGCAGCAGCACGGCCTTGCGCAGTAACGTCTGTAGACGCCCAGTACAGGGCAGCGGTCGTTCCATCACCAATGGTCACGTTGGCAGCGGTAGAACCAGTAAAAGCCGTCAGCGTATCAATGTGGATGAAATGGATTTGAGCACCAGCAGGCAACACGCAGATGGTGTCAGTAGTCGCGGAAGCGGCTTGGCCTGTGTAGTTCTTCTTGAACGTCTGGGAAACCACGGTCGCGCCACAGTTTTCAATTGTGCCAACAGTGGTGCCGGTGGTGTTGCGGACGGTGCCGAGCAGCCAAGGGCCAAGGTGAGTAGCGAATCCCATGATTTTTCCTTCATGCAGTTAAAGGTGTATCAATCAGCATGATGTCCAGCCGGGAACTGGTTTGATACACCGGAAAGCCCGGATGTGTGCAATATATCACGCAGGTTCGGAGGGGTCAACGTATGCCAGCGACAAATCTTTAAAAATACTTCCGTACGCAGGCTTGCCAGACTTGAGTAGCCTGTTAACCGTGGTCGGTGTTGCGCCAAACTCCGCTCGAAGTTCACTGATGCTGGCGTACGTTTTGACCAGCACCCCATCCCTGTAAGTTGCCACCGCCTTGCGCACCTTAGCCCCGTGATCAGGGCGTTTCTTGCCGTACCAGTAGTTGCCTTCACCGGAAAGCGTTTTGCTGATCTGCTCGCGCTGCTCTTGCGAAATGATCCTGCCCTTGAGTTTTGCTGATCTTTTGGCCCGAGTTTCCTGTGAAACCTCGCGTCCCTTACCAGCAGTGGAAATTTTTGCTTTAGCTTCTGGCGTGTGTTTGTATCCATACGTAGGGCTTAAAGGCCCACACATGCCCAGCATTGGGGATATTGCCGCCATGCCCAAGTTATAACAGTACGAGGTGTTTACGTGCCCGTGAAGCCACCGATCTTCCGCTGCATACAAATCCGCCTTATCTGCAACAAACTCTACTACAGTAAACACAAAGCAAGCCTCGCCATATTTATTCCACGCCGCTTGAAGCCGTGGGTTGTTGTGCTTTTGATTTCGTAGCTCGGAAAAATGCCGATTCTTCCTGCGCTGCAAATCAACCGCACTACCGACGTAAAAGTGGTCTGTTGTCGTGTTAAGAATTTTGTAAATGCCTTGCTTGCCTTTTAAGTCCATTTAATTTTTCCATTGGTTGAACTAACAAGGTTAAAGTATATCACAAGCAAGCATAAAAAAGGGGCCGAAGCCCCTCTGGTTCTTTGGGTTGCGGGAACCCTTAGGCGTCAAGCGCCCGGCGAACCATATACCCCTAGGGGATCAGAAACACCAAAGCTGTAGCGTTCACGTGCTTTGTAGCGAACGTTCCCTGTATCGAAGTCACCATCCATGGAATTTTGCAATGGTGTACGAACGAAGTGCTTCAGACCGTTAGGAACGTCAGTGGTCAAGAACCAAGCGTTGGTGTCAGTCAAGAAGTGGTTAACGGTGTAGCCATCAGGGATGGAGCCGTTGTTCTTGATTGCGTTGATATCGTTGTCGGTTGTACCAACGCGCAGGCTGGTTTCCAACAAACGGGTAGCAACGAACATCAGTGCTGGTGGGATGATCAACTTCTTAGGCTTAGCGGCGATCAACAGGCCACGCTCGTCTGTCCAAGCTGCGATCTGAATGACGGCGTTTTCCAACGATGTCTCGTTCAAGTCGGCAGGGGTGGATGGACGGTTGCTGTTTGTGCCGCCGTTCACCAAAGGGTGAGCAGTGGAGAACAGAGAAACGCCGTCACCGTAAGTAAAGGCGCTGCTAAAACCGTTGTTCAGGATTGCAGCTCCCTTAACTTGCTTGGTGTACGCCATACCGCGAGCCAAAGCCTTGGTGTAGCGGGCAGACAAACTGTCGTACAGGTTGTCTTCCACTGCCTCTTCCGTGATGGAGAAGCCCATGGCGATGGTTTCGTGGTTGTAGCGAGCGGTCCATGCTTCTTGCGCGTTGTCATAAGCGATGGCAGAGCCTTCGTTCTTGACAGGAGCGGCGGAGAAGCCCGACAGCTTGGTTTCTTCTTCAAAGCTACGCTCCGATGTCTCGGTTTCGTAGATTTCCTTGTGCTCTTCGCCGTAGCGTGCATACTCCAAACCAAACAAAGCGTTCAGGCCGGGAAGCAATTCTTTGAGCAGTTGTGCGCGTGAAATAGCCATGATTTAGCTCCTTAAGCAGCGTAATAGTTGTGAACACCAAAGTTCAACTTAACCAGAACTTCTGGAGATTGAACCAAAGCAATCGTTGCACCAGCAGTGGGTGTGGTGGTCACGGCTGCACTGATGGTCAGTGTAGTGTTACCAGTTGTGGTCACAGTCGCGGCAGTAGCCACGTTTGCGCCAACGCCCAATTGCTGAAGTTGACCGTTCAATATTTGGAAAATATCAGTTCCGACAGGAATAACTTGACCAACTGCAAGACCGGACACAACAAACGATGTTGTAGTAGTGCTTACAAAAACTGCAGAAGTGCTGATCTGTGTATCAGGAACCAAGTTCAAGATACGGAAAGCACCACCAGAGCCAACGGCCGTTGTTGTATTTGCAGCAACCAAACCGGCACCAGAGTTGCCAGTAGCAGCGCTACCAACGGGCGTGTTCAACACTGCATTCAAACCAACCATTGCGGATGGGAATGAAGAGATAGTGGCAGTGGAAGCAGCGGTTACTGCGGCCATTCTGAACACTTGGTCTGGATCATCAGCAACGATTGCAGTAATGTCACCAGCGGCAACAGAACCGGGATAGTACTGAGCGAACAGGCGCTGTTTTGTTGTTGGGTTTGTGTAATAGCAACCCAAGAAAACACCGACAGTACCCTTGCTAACCAAGCTAGTGCTTGTCGAAGAGGGAATGACAAAACCGGCTGTGGAGCCAGAAGTGCCCAATGTAACCAAGTCACCGTAATAAATTGCAGTGCCGTAGTTATATGCAATAGGTAAATTGCGGGTAGAACCAGCAAATACCTGACCACCGATCAAATTGACCGGTTTGACGCCGTAAGGGGCGTCGATGATGGGATAAGCCATTTAGGACTCCTTGAAAAGTTTAAATACCTTTACCGAAAGTGACTTTAGAGCTGCGTTCTTTGAACAGCGGCATCCGTGGGTCATTTTCGCGCATGTACGTGTTGTCTACTGACTGCATCTGAGATTCAGCTTGATTGCTGTAATACTCGTTACGCTGGTCAACAAACTCCACAGGTGTTTTGCAGAGCAACAGACCGCCCACTTGAACCGAGTCTGGAAACCGCTTGTCATCGGTGCCAAAGAGTCGAATCTCAGGGTGGTCGGAAGCCTTGACGGGTTCCCAGCCTTCGCGGAGTTTTGCGGAAATATTTGTGGCATCCTCTTTGTTTAGCGTACTGATACGGACCCAATGGAACGCATAGCCCGGCTCCGGATTTGGATCGGGCAGAAGTTGGGGTGGCAGCCACTTCGTTGGACGAGTGGTTGATTCACGGGTAGTCAGATCACGTTTATCACGAATTTGTTCAGCCATTTTTATTTCCTCATTTCTTCCGCAACCTTACGAGCATAGAGTTCCAAAGGAACACCTAACCGCTTGGCGATTTCGACCTGCGTTTTGGTAAGTACGACCTTTCGGGGAGCAGTACTACGCGTTGCCGGTGCGACAACGTTTGTCCTCTTGGCCGGGGAAGTTTGCGCATCCCCCGTTTTTTCAGACCCAAACACGTCTGAAAATCTTTCCTGCATTTCGGCGTCAATACGTCGGTAGTATTCTTTGCTTCCTGCCGGAATTCCATCAGCAATCAAATCCTCATGAACCCCCAGCGCGTACGCCGTTAACTTTTTGTTGGGCCCAAACCACGAATTGCGTTCTTGCCAACTTGCCAGTTCGGGGTCCACTTTCGGGACTTGATTAACCTGTTGCTCAGTTTGTACATCAAAATTATCCTTCTGTAAAGGGGCGGGTTTGAAATTATTTACACGGTCGGCTTTGAGTTTTACCGCCGTCATTTCTTCTTGCGCCGCTACAAGCGCGTCAGAATCACCGGCTTCGTATGCGGCTTTATATTTAGCCCGAGCTTTTTCAACCTCGTTGGCAATATTCTTTTTGGCCTGCTCAAGCAGCGCGTTCTGCCCTTGGGACAAAGAGCCTTTCAGCTTTTTGTTTTCCTCAACGACGTTTTGAGCCAAACGAAGCGCCTCTTCACGTTCCCGCAAGGCCGTTTCTTTGGCCCTGCGTTCTTCGTGGTAACCCTTGCTGAAGTGCTTAATCCGCTTTTGAACGGACTCGTCGTATTTGGAGAGCTCTTCATCAGTGACATCTTTTGGAGCCTCTTCCATGGGCTTTCGGCCACGGTCTTCCTCTGGCGTGTCGTCAACGACTTCAATCTCCGCGTCTACAACGGCCCCGCCTTTTCTCGGGTTCTCGGTCTCAACTTCATCGGGAAATTCAAATTCTGTTTTTTCCATGATTTACTCCTTGTTTTGGTCTTGCAACGCCGATAACTGCCGCTTCAAACGGCTGCGCTCATCCAACAAGTCGCTGATGATTTTGAGGTGCTCGTTGTGGCGGTCCTCCATGGTCTTTGCCAGTTTTTGGAAGTCAAGCTCCCAGAAACTCATCTTCTGAGACAGCAGCTTGGCGCTGCGCCAAACGTAGTCAGCAGTAATGCCTTCAACGTAAAAGCTGTCTTTTATTTCGAACTCTTTTGTATCCATGAGTTACTCCTTATGGACGTTGAATGCCGCGAGGGTCTTGAATAACCGCCTCGACCGAGTCATCGTTGATCAGTCGCCACTCGGTCCCATGGATTTTCATGCGGGTGCCGCTGTTGGGGCGCACCAGCACAAAGTCGCCCACCTTGCAGCTTGGACCGCTGGGAAAGCGCTTCTCGTCTTTAAACGCGTCAGGGCCCATTTTTGCCACGAACAGCACGGGAGAGAGCAACTCTTCGTGGTGCATGGCGGTAGCGGACTTCAAAATGCCAGTCTCACTGAACTCTTCTTCTGCCTTGGGCAGCATGCACAGTAGGTGATATGTCACCGGATCGGGGATTTGTTTGGCTTTTTCCTCAACGGTGGTGTTAAGGACGCCTGACAAATCCACTGCTTGGACGTCAAAATTAGTCATCGTCATTTTCTCTTAAGTTACGCACGAGGTCAGCAATTTCACGTTGTGCGGTCTGCAGACCTCGGATTACTCCGCACAACTCCCGGTAGGCGGCGTAGTCAGCAACCGCGCCCCCCGCCAAAGCCTGAACATGACTTTCTTCTTGTTCTTTCAGTCGTTTCTGAAGAACGTCCATCACCGTGTTACTCATTTGTAAGCCTCTCGACGAATCCATTTAGTGGCCACCCATTTAACCCCTTGGCGCACCGGCACACTGCCGTGCAACGTCTTGGTATCTGGCGTTGGAGTGTTGTAAGTAAATCGAACAGCATTACCTTGCTTTGGTACAACCACAATGCCTGCGTCTGGGAACGTTGTTTCCCCGCCGTCATCGGGAGTGTTCAGGTACATCAGCACCGTACACACGCGGTTGTTGGCCAACTGCTTGTCAATCCCCACCCCTTTTGGGTTGAAATAGTCAAAGTGGGGCTTGTACTCCTGCCCGACCTCGTACCGCAGAATCTGCAGCCCCTCGCCGTTTTCTACCGGATACCCTGTAGCCGCGCTGATTTTTTGCTCAATCCGGGCCACTATTTCGTTTTCGCCAACCTTGAAATACGTACCGGAACTGGTGCGGGCAGACGACGTTTTGTAGGTGCCGGTCGCGTTGTCCATCACTCGGGACTGCTGGAGCTTGTCAGCGGCAACCCAAAGTAGTAGGGCGCACTCAGCCTCCGTCAAAAAGTCTTCGTAGAAGGCCATGTCAGGGGACAACATGGCCAACGTGGGGGTTGGCGTGTGTGGGATCATTCTTTTTTGCCCGGGTTCTGGTTACGTGCCATCTGCGCTGCAAGCTCTGCCTGCATCTCAGCGTGGGTAAGTTTCTGGTGGTGGACCTGCCCGCCGTGGGCCAGCTTCTGCGCGTGGACTTCCCCGCCGTGCGCCATCTTCTGCTGGGCTTGTTGCTGCTGCATCATCATGGCCTGCTGTTGCTGGGCTTGCGCCTGCTGCAACTCCATCTGCTTGGCAGCCATTTCCATGCCGTGCAGCTCTTGGGCCTGCATGATCTCTTGCTGCAGCCGCATAGCCGCCATCATGGGGTCTTCGCCACCCTTGGACGCCTGATCTTGGGCTTTGAGGCTGAGCTCTTCGGCCTTGATTTGTAGATCGCCTTTGACCTTGAGCGCCTTGATGTCGGCCTCTTGCTTCTTGATCTGGAGCTCGGCCTGCTGCATCTGGACGATGGGGTCTTGCGCCTGCTGCTGGGCCTGCGCTTGAGCAGCCTCGCCTTGGTGAATCTTGAGCAACTGCGCTGCGGCTTGAGCCACAACCCGCGACAGCTGAACTTCCAACTCTTTCGGAATCTCTGCATTCGGCTCTGGCAGCGTGGCACCAAGGCGCTCTTGCAACTGCGAGCGGTACTGGAACGCAACGTGCTCGGCAACGTGGGCCATGATGGCGGCCTGCATAGCCTGCGCCTGTGGGTTCTGGCCAATCTGACCCATCACCTTGGGGTCCTGCATCATGGCGGTGTGGACTGCAATGTGCGCGTCGTGGTCTTGGTAGAGGAACGCCTTGACCGGCTTGCCCGTCAGGATGGCCATGTTCTCCGACACGGGGTCGCGTGGCTTCATGTCGTCGTCAATCGGCACCAGCTTGTCTGCGCCCTTGATGCCCAGCACCTCCAACATCTGGCGGTGCAACTGCGGCAGGTCGTAAATCTGTGGAGCGCCTTGGGCCAACTGAATCGCAGCTTGATACTGCATGATCCTTTGCGCCATGGTTGCGCTGTTGGGGTCAGACACGGGGATGATGTTGACCAAGTCATAGTCGCCGCGCTTGGCTCTAGGGTTTCCACCTACGGGCACGTAGCTGTACTCCCCGGGAGTATTGTCGCGGATGATGCGCTTGAGGAGCTTGAACTCCTCCTTCATGCTGTAGTGGACGCGCGCCTGCACGGCCGACATGGTTTTCAACTGCCGCTCAAGGATGGCCAGTGTGGTGCCGACCGGCGCGTTGGCGCTCATGTCAGAGACCTTCATATCCGC